AATCCTTTTTCTTTTGTCCTTTTTCATGTTGTAAAAGTGACACATCAGTACTTTCACTAGTGTCGATAACTAATGTACCGTTATCGAAAACAATGTCATCGAAAACTACTCCGTCCCTACCAAAACGAGATTTAAGAATGGCTAATGTTGCTCTACCTTCTTCTTTTTGATCTAAAGTCTTTGCAACTGATAATATAAAGTGTCCTATTTGTCCTTTTTTGATTGAACCTCCCATCATATTCGCTTCTACCAAATCTGCTCCGATAGCACTTCTGTTACCTTGTACCGCAGTCCAACCAGCAATATCTAATTCCGCTAACATAGTTTCGAATTGTCTCATAACATTTCCTTCTCCACTATACTCGTCTTTAAATTGTTTTGTTGGTTGAATACAATCGATGTAATCAACAAATACAATATCTGGTTTAATACCTGATGAGATTAGTTTACGTAAGTATTGTTTGATGTGTGGAATAGTAGTACCATCACTAGACATTTTTTTAAGTATTAGATTATTTTCTAATCCTTGAAATCTAGGGATAAGTTCTTTTACTTCTTCTTTTCTATCACCTAGTTCACTTAAATTAATTTCAGTAAAACATGTTAAGTGTTTTCTTTGAATAACTTTCACATTATCCTCAAAGAAAATCTGTACTACATTCTTTCCTTCTAAATACGCAGTATTCGCCATTCTAGTAATTAATGTAGTTTTACCCACACCAAATGCTGCTAAAATGACACCTAATTCACCTTTAGATAATCCACCACCCATAAGATTATCAATCCCAACCAAACCTGTTGCAATAGGATCTCTAAAATCATCAGCTAAAACGTCCTCAATCGCATGAAAAATATCTACACCTTCGTCTTTTTCAGTACCAACAGAAATAGCCTGTTTAACTAATTCTTCACACTCATCATATCTATCAAAATCTCCAATATCTAGAATTTTTTGGATTTTCTGAGTAGCCTTCTTAAGTTCTTGTTGTTTGCAGAACTTAATGGCAACATCCTGTGTGTGTAAACAGTCTTTATTGTCTGATTCTCTAACTTCCTTAATAAGTTCAGTTGCGGATTCTCTAGCGATTTCTCTCCTAACTTCACTTTTAATTATGTTAAAAATGGTTTCATAAGACGGAATTGTCTCATATTTTTCATAGTAATCTTTTACACTAGCAACAATTAATCTCATATATTCGTTGTCAAAGTAATTTGGATCAACGATTGATACTATACTCTCTGAAAATTTATGATCTTCTACTAATTGTTTAACTAATTTAACCTGAAAACTATATCCTAAATAACCTAAATTTAAACTCTCATTTTTCGCCATTCTTTTTCTGATTTTAGTTATTAATAAATATACCGTCTAGTTGATAACCGCACAAATTTTTTGTATAATTTTTACGACTCAACCCCTGTTGCAAGTAATCGATGATTTTTGGGATAATTTTTCTTATATCAACATCGTATCTTACATTAGGTGGGTAATCATTACCACTAAAAATCTTTTCACAAACTACCCTTCCCCTAACTTTTATTTGTAAAGTGAAGAAGTCTTCGTTTTCATATATGTCAACAGGTTTTGTATCTTCTTCCGCAGTGGTTGCAACTAAATAATTATAATATCTATCCATATAATTATATGTGTTATTTTTAAAATGTTTTTGAATTAAACCTACTGCATCATCTATAGTTTCTTTTAACTCATACGATCTTAAAGATTCTCTGTTAAAATTGTTTATTGGAAAATTTCTTCCAACAATTGGGTTTCCGTTGATTAAAAACAGAAATTCATAGGGGTGTGTTTTATACTTCTTCTTCATAACTTATACATTTTCTTTTTTGTAATAATTTTTCTCTTTCTTTATTATTGATAGAAATGGTTGTAAAAATTTTATATAACCATCTCTTCCACCTGGTATTGCCCACATTAAACCATCTTCAATCATCATATTAATTACGTTTTTATTTTCTCTACCTTCAGGGTCGATAGAGGTAGTAAATAAATAATCTAAATCTGATTTACTTTCTTCTGTTAATAATGGATTTTTTAAATCTATAATCTTATCGTTTACTTCAAAAATCATCTCTTTCTGAGAACCTTTAGTGACTTTATTTAGTATATTATCAAGTGTTTTCAATCTAGTTTTCCTTTCTTTTTGTATATCTTCAATTTTACTAAAAATATATTCCAAAGTCAAAGTTTTTTCCATAATTTCAGGAAAAAATTTTACTAATGTTTTTTCACTAACACCTAATATACCTTTTATGTTATCACTAACATCACCAGTAATGGTTTTAATTAATTTAAGGTTTGATGGGTGATGATCGAAATCAACTAAATAGTTTTCTTCAGTTACTATCTTTTTTAGGTTAATTACATATACACTAACCCTTTCATTGATTAGTTGACATAAATCTCTATCGTTACTCATAATAACCACATTCTCATCCTCTGACATATTTTTCACATAGTATGCGATAGAATCATCCGCTTCAACAATATCATCTCTGTATTGTCTTATAAACAATTCTTCACAATAAGAAATAACTCTTTCTTTTTGTAAGTATAAATCAATTTCTGATGGTGGTGTTTCGTTATAGAAATCTTTGTCTCTATTGGACTTATAGTCTTTATATATTTCGTATCTTAGTCTACCACTAAAAATACCGTCCCAAAATACATATACTCTGTCAAACTTATTTTCGTTTAACATTTTTCTAACCATAGTTAAGAACTGAAAAATACCACCTATATGGGTTTCTTTATAATAAAGATTTTTAGCCCCATGATAGGCGGTTTTTAACAACGAGTCTCCGTCTACTAATAAAGTCTTTTGAATTCTTTTTTTCTTAACTGGTACTCTCACTCATAGTCGATTAAAAGTTAAACAATTAATTATCTGAATAATCGACTGGTGATTCCATAGTATCACCTTCCTCAACACTAAAAGATAAGACATCATCACCAACAGTTTCAAATACCTCTGACCAATATTCTTTATTTTCTGTTTTGTAATTGTCTATAGCTTTTTTATCATCCTCAATGAAACCATGTGTAGTTGCAAGTATCTTACAGTCTGCATACCCTAACCCATTCATATGGTTTTTATGTATACCAACTTTAGTTCTAATTGCGAAATTAACTTTTCTACCTTTATTAGTAGCATTTAACTTCGATATACCCGCACTTTTTTGATTTCCGAATAAGAATACTAACGCACAAGATAGATAAATAGACTGTCCACCTTTTGGTTGTATTCTAGGTTGCCCAAATGGGTTATCTGGTAAGTCTACCCAAGGTTGATTTACGAATACCATAGAGTTGGTATAATCGGATGTTACCTTACGAGAAGATGTTATCCTTTGTGCCATACCCATACCCCATTTTTCTGATATGATTCTTGCAGTATGTTGATTACCTCCTTTACCATCAAAACTCATTTGACAAGGAATAGTACCAATAGAGTCCCAACAAAATACAATATCATGTGGTATCTCACCATTTTTCTGTGCATTTAGAATCTCTGTTACATAGTCAAAAGCTTGTTCAATATAATCAAAACCTAATTTATATAATAGAAATCCATCCCAATATCCGATAACTTCACCTGTTTCTTCATCAATCTCTTCAACATAGTCAGTTTGTAAACCCATTTGTTTTGCGTGTTCAAAACTAAACTTCTGTTCTGTAATAATAAAAACAGGTAAGATACCTTTTTTCTGCGCATCTACCGCAGTTTTAATTAATGCAGTAGTTTTTCCAGTATCTGAGTGTCCTAAAAGCATATTAATCTGACCCATAGCAGGACCTGGAATTCCTGTCGCCTTCTGAAAGGCTTCCCCTAGATCAAAGTACTTTTGTTCTTTGTACCTATCACTAGAGGAAAACTTTTTTCTGACTGACGAAAAATCAGATGCTTTTTTCTTTAAAGGTTTCTTTGCCATATTTTAATTAAAATGGTAATTCGTCATCTGTATCTAACTTAGAAACTTCAACATCATCATCTTTAGAGGTAAAATCCTTCTCAAAAGATGTAGTAGTTTCTGTTCTCATCATATTGATTTCTTCTGTTAGTGACGCAGTTTCTTTCTCTTCTTTATCTTCTTCCGCAACATATTTCTTTTGTTCCGAATCCCAAACTGGAGTTTTGTTTGTCGCAACAATCTCTAAATACTCTTTAGATTTTTTAGCGTAAACATCTTTAAATGTTTCTGAATTAGCCATCCATTCATTAGCGTAGTCCTTATCGTTTGTTAAGATAGATACATCATCTGCCATAATTGTATTAACAACAGAATAATTATTCTGATCTCTACCTGAAGTGATAACAATATCTCTTCCTTCTCTAGGGTCGCTAATATCTCCTTTTAATTTGAAAACGGGTATTAGTTTATCCATTACACCATTTCCGTTTCTATAATGTTTAAATCTCCAAAATTTAACACCATGATCTTCATTATCCCTATCAATTCCTTTTACTACATAGAATTTTCTAGCAATAAATTCTTTAGCTAATTGTTTAGCTTTTTCAGAACCATCTTCATATAAGGCATCTTTCGCCTCACATAGTGGGCAATGTTCACCATCATTTAAATGGTTACAGTAAATTTTTTCATATTTACCATTAACTTCTTTTTCGTGATAAAAAACTTCAGTAAATGGAGAACCACCATCTTTCGCTGGTAGTATTCTGAAAGTTTTAGTTTGTGACTTAACACCTTTCGGTAATTTTTCCGTAAAGTATTTTTTTAGTCTGTCTTCGTTGGAAATCTTCTTCCCACTTTTTACTGGTTCAGTATTCTTCTCATACTGAGCCAAAATTGCATCTAAACTGTTACTCATTGTATATCTTTTTAAATTTATTAATATACAATTATAATGATACTTTATCGAAAAGTCAATAGGTAATAAAAGAAAAACCCCACTTTTGTGAGGTTTTTTTATTTTGATTTATAATTTTATTGGACTTAGCTTTTCTTCAAATGATGATTTCAGCCCATTTACTCTTTCTTCAGGATTTAACATCCCATCTCCCTCTCCCTCTTCTACTTCTGGGTTTCCTTCAGGATTAATAAAATCAAATTTACCGAGATTGTTTTCTTCCACAAACTTATTAATTTTTATTGAATTTGGGACGTATCTAAATGAAGGATATATCCCCCTTTCAGGGTTAGAAGTCATATCATCAGGAAGGACTTCTATTTCTATTTCATAGTCCGTATATACACCACCACCAACTTCATCAATATAGTCTTTGGTTTGGTTATCTACTATGTTATCACTATTAAATTTTAAAATATTATTACTGTCTGGTTGCACATTTTTAAAATATACCCTTCCTACTTCTATTCTATCTCTAGAATCGTTTTCTACTAATAAGGGTAACCCCATTAACTTTCTCATTTTATTTGTTTCGTCTAATATTGTTTTCATATTAAATTTTTTTTATAGTTCTTCGTTTTCTTCTTCAGAGTCTCCTTCAAAAGAAGCTCTTATTTCTTTTTCATCGAAGTTTTCAATATCACTTTGGGTTAGAGTGTATTCGTCTTCTGGTTCACTTGCATCATATCCTTCTTTATCTTTCCAATAGTCTGTTAATTTAACACTATATGGAAAAGAATCCATAGACCTCATTTCTAATCTCTCTACGGGTGTAGGATTTCTTCTTTCTATTTCTTTTTCTAAATCATCTATTTTATTAATGACTCCATCCATATCAGTTACTTGTGATTCTAAGTCACCTAATTTAGATAATAAATCGTCCATCTTTTGTCCCATATCGTCAACAGATGCTTTAGTTTCTTCAGTCTTATCTACAATATCTGTAACATCAACCTCTACAGTTTCTTCGTCACCACCTAAATCTTCATCCGCAAATTCATCCTCTACTTCAGTATCTGTACCAAATGGATCAGTTTCACCACCTTCTTCAGATGTTTCTTCTGTATCAACTTCTACATCCTCTTCAGATGTTTCTTCAGTACCAGCGTCAGGTGTTTCTTCCGCATCTTCCACAGGATCTTCTCCACCGACATCAAAGAAAGGATCTTCGTCTTCTGCGGGCGGATCTTGTTCTGTTAACATATCGTCCAAAAGTAAATCACCATTAACGTCTTTAGGTTCATCTTCTTCTGGCACATAAAAAGTGTACTCCAATAGTTGTTGGTATCTTTTTAAATCTTCTGAAAGTAATTTTTTCTTATTCATCTTACATTAATAATTGTCTTCCGTCATTAGTTTTATATACTTTTTCAACTCTTTCTACAAT